CCTGGTCTTGCCGAGATGCGCGAAGGGCTCACGTCCCAAGATGTAAGTCTCATTTTTCGCAAGCGGGTACTGAGGCTGATGTCAACTCTGGCCCCCGCCAAGATGCCAGAGATTCAGAATCTTTTAGATAAGGACGACAATAAGCAATATGAGGCATCCGTAGCGCGGTATGAGAAGTCCCAGGCAAAGTTTGAGGCGCGGAAAACGAAATCGTTTGATGAGCTAACGGCTTTGCTAGAAAAAGAGAAGGATAACCCCAAATTCGTTGCCACCCAGTTGGGCGACATTTTAGCCAAAAAAGGCATTTTTGAACCAAAAAAGCCGGAAAAGCCACCCAGGTATGACCTTTTAAAGCTAACTCCGGAGCAGCGGGAGGCAGAGGCTTCGCGTATGTGGGGGGACTTCGCGAGTCAAAACGAGGATCCGGACACCGATGAAGGGCGAAAGGTTCAAGCCTCCCGTGTGGTGATTAGATCCCTGTTCTCGCCGTTTTCTACTTATCGCAATACATTTGCGATGGTTTCAGATCGTAAAGCTGTCTATTGGGGCGTCGAGCCTAACGCGGTAGGCCCTTATCCTGGCTGGGAGCAAGCCCAAGCCAGGGACTTGGGTGAAGCGGACTATTCGCGGCTGTTGAAGGCCGCTAAGGACTGGCTCCGCGTACCTGTGCTCTCTACGTCCGTTGACGGCATTGTGCGGGACACGCAGCTTAGGGCGGCGTTGGATCTTGCGATCAACCACGAGGGTTCCGGTCGGTACTCGTCCGGGCTTCATCCAACCGTATACAACAACCTTTTGGCTAAATTGGCCGGGGTTTCCACGTCTGAAACATTGTTAACGATACGAACCGCTCAGGAGAAACAGGACATGACAATCAAGTTAGCAAGTCAAGAAGCCGACAACATTTTGGGCCGCTTGGATCGGGTGGCTTCCACCATCCAGCAAAACCACGAGCAATGGGGCATGCCGTTCAGTGCCGCCAAAGAGCTTGTGAATGAAATCGACAAGATGGCCGATGAAATCGAGGTGGCTTCGTTTGGTCACGAGTCCATCCTGAATCGTCAGGTCGAAATCATCGGCAAGACAGCTCAGGTGATTCAGCGTGATTCGGACGAGAAGTACATGGACACGTTCCGGAATCCACAGAAGCCGATCCAGACTGAAGCTAATGAGCCGTACATGAAGGCCTATGAAAGCGACGACTCTTCGGACGTTCGTAATGGGAAGTCCACGACTGGTCGCGCGCTTGCTCCGTGAGCATCTTACTGAAGGTAAGTAAGCGGAATGATTGACTTTTGGAGATTAGCGGCGGGCTTCAGTCAGGGCGATATCGTTCAACGATTTGCTCCCGGGACTGGGGGCTATTCTATGTCGCCGTTCGTGGGTCGCGTCACGGCGGTTCATCGGGGCCTTGGGGTGGTTGATTGCCAATTCTCGTATGGCAATGAGCGCCTGCCCGCTGATGAGATCATTTTAGTAGACCCTAAAATATCCGTGTGGCTCCCTCCAGAGTTCGATCAATCCTACGATAGTTACGATATTCAAAAGGCTCGCTCGCGTCAGGCATCCGTGAGCGGCCCTCTTTGGAAGGGTCCCGAACTCCCCGCTGGCTTCTATAGTGAAGTCGCTAAGGCGTGGAGCAAGGGTGCAAATGAGGTTGGTGCCTACGATGCAGTGTGGCATCGGTTTGCTGCACAAGGGATTGCTGATGACGGCCTGCGGAGTGAGGTAGCCAAGTTCTACCAAGTCGCTTCACGGTTGACGGATCTACGGATTCAACAACATGTCGTCAAAACTGCTGCCTATTGGGTTGCCCAGAACCGGCAGTACCGCGTGACGCAAGCTGAGGTTCAGGGGAAAAAGCCTGCGTGCCCCAAGTGCGGTACCACGATGCGCCGGACCACTTACAAGATGGACAAGGGCGCTAGGATGCGTCTATTCGCGTGTCCAAAGGATCTGTTCTTGATCAAGACAGATTCAATTTTGGGTCCTCAAGGTGAGCCGGTGGGTTGGTGACATAACCATGGCATTCCTTAAGTACGCCAAAGCAACGGTTCAGAAGCCGGGAATCAAGTTCTCGGAGTGGGATGCACTTCGTAGGAATGCTTTGTCCCCGGCACCCGATTTCCAGGAGCGCACCGCTAAGATTATCCTTCAAGAGTACGACCCGTCCAAGTACATGTTGAGTCACGCAACCATCGTGGCTTCCGTAGACGTGGTAAAAGCTTCGGCTCCATTAGGACGACATTTCATAGATGGTTTTGAGATTGATCGTAAGTACCAGGATTACTACATCACTCCAGAAACGTCTCACTACGTCAACAACAACAACGACTCGTTTGAGCGCAAGCTCCTGCTTGCAAGCTTCAAGTCGTTCATCGGTGCCTACAGTTACGTAGAGCACGTTCAGCTTCCCGAGCTTTCTAAAGGCCGCATTATTGATGCGGCAGCTCGTGATGTTGGTGACTCCGTGTACATCGACATCCTGATTGCGAATGACCTTAAACACGCTCCGTTAATTCGGGCCATTAAGAGTGGTCAGCTTGGCACGCTCTCTATGGGTTGCAGCACTGCGGATACAACCTGTAGTAAATGCGGGAATGTGGCTTCTGATGAGACTCAACTTTGCGCTTGTGTTCGGTTCTTCAAGGGTTCCGAATTCAAAGACGACTCTGGGATCAAGAGGAAGGTGGCCGAGCTTTGTGGTCACTACACAAATCCTGCGTCCGTGAGATTTATTGAGGCTTCCTGGGTGGCTAACCCGGCCTTCAAAGGTGCAGTTCTCAGGAATATCTTGTCGGCGGACGAGATCAAGAGTGTTGGGGAGAAGCTTCATTTAGCGTTCTCTTCCTCTTCGGACGCCCAAAATATTTCCGGTATGCCTAAAGCGGCCCGGACCTTGTTTTCTCAAGGACAAGAGCCAGCTCCAGAGGCTCCGGCAGAAGCTCCCGCAGAAGCTCCGGCAGAGGCTCCCGCAGAGAAAGACCCAATTCAAAAGGCGGTGGACGACTTATCCGCAGCCATTCGAGAGCAGGCTTTGGAGAAGGTCCGTGGGGAAATTGGGCAAGGTGAGGCCGCCAAGGTTAAAGAAGTGGTTAACGAAAATAGCCAGAACGAATCCTTGATTCGGTCCGCTATGAAGAACCCGGCATGGGTCAAGCTCGCCAGACACGTGATCCCTATTGTGGGGAAAACCGAGGCTAAGAAGGTGATGCTTAGCCTCATCCTATACAAGAAGGGTGGCTGGAAGTCCGTTAGGACAGCCGGTTTGACCGGTGCCGAACTGCTAGCCGTCTCCCGTGTGTTGGATCTTTTGACGAAGAGAACCCACACCGCAGGCGAAAAAAGAGTTTATAGGACTGTTCTTAGCGTAGGCGGAACAGCTCCCTATAGAGATGTGGAAACCTATTTGGCGGCTTGTCGTCAAGTATTTGGCCGGGTGGTAACCGGTTCCGAAGCGGGACAGTTGCTCGAAAAGGGTCGGTTGTACGCTTTGGGTCGGTAAGTCGGTTTGTCGTCGTGAAAGTTTCTATAACCCACTTTAGGTGGAAAAGGATCCCCTGCCATGCGTGAACGCTCTACTTGGAATCGAACCCAAATCATGAAGTCGGCTGCCATCTCAAAGAAGGCGGACCCCTACACCATGAACCAAGATCACCCGCAACCGGCGGCTGACAAGTATGTAACGGGCGACCCCAGCACGTTTGCTGAAGACGTGCATACGCCGAATACTTGGGAGTCCGAGTACAGCGGTGATGCGGTCAAGCGCAATGACATCGGGATGCCCGAAATGCGCTCTGACACCTTCAACCATTCGGAGAAGACGGCTTCGGATCTTCTTCTGAAGAAGGCTGACCTTGCCATTGCTACGGCACGCTTGATGCTGGCTGGTAAACGGACAGCAAGTGAGTCGGTGGTGGAGGATCAAGCGGTTGCTCTTATGAGTGTCCCGGATCGTGAACTCATCGCCTCGTATCGTCGTTTGGCCGGTGATGACGACGCTCAAGATGACGCCGATGATGAAGAGCAGCAGAAGCAAGCTCAGGATCAGGATGACGATCAGTCTCAGGATCAAGAGCAGAAGAAGCAAGCTCAGGATCAGGACGACGATCAGGCTCAGGATCAAGGGCAGCAGCAGAAGCAAGCTCGGCGTCGGGCTTCGTGGAAGAAGGCCCAACAGGATCAAATGGCTGAGCAAATTCAGCAAATGATTCAGTCCGGTGATCTTCAGCAGGCGCAAGAGCAGTTGCAACAGTTGCAACAACTGCAACAGCAGGGCCAGCAACAGCTCCAGCAACAGGGTCAAGGTCAACAGCCGCAACAACAGGGTCAAGGCCAACCACAACAGCGGGCTCAAGGTCAACAGCCGCAACAACAGGGTCAAGGCCAGCCGCAACAACAGCAGCAGAGTGATGAGCAGGTCTTGGACCAGATGCTCGCTCAAGATGATCAGATCATTGATGATGGTGGGATCCAGATGGACCAATCTCAGATGGATGTCGGTATGGACGACTTGGGTCCGGAGGATGATGTTCTTCGTACCCTGTTTGCTCAGGACGACGACCAATCTCAAGACCAAGACCAAGCGCAACAGAAGCAAGCACGGACCGCTAGCACCCGTACCGTTGGGACTCGTCCCACGGCAGGTGTGTCCAAGATTGGTGGGACAGGCGGTTCTACAGGCGGCACGGTGATCGACAACCTTTCTAGTCTGTGGCAGTCGGCTCCGGACGTGAGGGATGCGTTCGGCATCAAGTAATGTTCTCAACCGGTAGCCTCGAAAGGGGTTACCGGTTGCATAAATCGGATCGAATGTGAATCACCCAGTTAAACGCCCGTGAAGGAAAAGTCAAAAATATGACTACTTTTGCCATCGGCGGTCAAAGCTCGGGTGATTTCAGAGAGACCTCGGCTCGTGTGCAACTCCTCCACGTCGTTACCCGCAATTCTGTGGGCATTTTGACGGCGGATGCGTTCACACAGGCGAATCCTCCTGTAGTCACCGCTGCTAACACCGTCTCAACCACGCTAGCGAGCATTACCAAGAAAGGTGTTCTTGGGGGCTCAATCGCGTTCACTCGCCCGGATGTCGGAAACGGCTTTCAGGGTGGACCCGTCAAGCCAGGTGGTGCCTACGCCGTAGGTTACCTGCCTCTTGGTATCTTCATCAATGATTCTCTTGGCAACGCCTTCGAGAACACACCGGGTGTTGCATCCGGTCGTGGCGCATATGTCTGCGGAAGCGGCTCATGCGTCGGTGTTTCGATTTACGAAACCAAGTTTCTCATCAGTGGAACGCCGGGTAACCCGACGACGTATGCGGTTGGTGACAAGTTGTACGCTTCGGCGAACGGCCTGCTCACTAACATTCTCGCGGATGCCTACGAGTACAACGTGCCAGCTCAGAACGACATCAAGTTCGTGACGCTGATCGGTGTGGTCAAGGTTGCTCCAGACGCCAACTCGTCGCTCCTTGTGCTCGACCTGCGGGCCTGAGCCTGAAGAAAAAAAGGAGCAAGAGAAAAGCTATGGGACAAGTATCCAACGAAGTGAAGCAACAAGTCATCAGCGAGTACATCAAGACCGCCGCCGGTCGTGCGAAGCTCGCTGCATCGATGATCCAACCGCTGCGTCTCCGCCGCGACTATTCGTCCGTGGGTCGCAAGACCTTCTTGGTCGAGCAGCTCCCGGATGGTGCGTTGCCGATCTATGACAAGGATCCGGATGTGACCGCGTTCGTGGTGGGTGAAGAGGGTGAAAACATCCTTGCCATCCAGAAGCCACGTCGCGTGATCTTCCCCTTGTTCGAGATCGCCTCGAACCCGGAGATTCCGCTTACCCAGATCAAGGAGCGTCGTTTCGATCTGATCGAGCGTGCTCAAGATCTGGCGAAGGCGCAGATCCAGGCAGCAGAGG